ATTGGAAGAATGGCGTCATTTAGAGAGTACAATAGATGACCTTGAAGCAGAGAATCAAAAAATCGCAGATTATTATGAATGTATAGTCGAGTGTGATATTAATCATCAAAATGAGTGTAAGAAGATATGTAGGATACTTCTAAAATAATATACATACTGGGAGGCTTGACGCCTCCCTTTTTTTTAACTATAATTACCTTTGTTGAGGTTAATAAGAATGGAACAAGCCAAGCTTAAAGAACTCATTATAGCGTTAGAAAGTATAGTAGATATGCTAAAATCAGAAGTATATTCTGATCCGTCAGCATACACACAACCATTAGAACTTTTTGATTATGATGAGGTATTTGTTGATGATCCAGACTAAGAGGTTATTATGTATTCACAATTAGACTCATTTGAAAGAGCACTACAACACTTTGGAACAAGAGTAGAAGTGATTACAAGCATGGAAATGGGTGGTAAAATATCATCTGAAGATGCGTATCAAATGATTAAAGATGAAAGAAAGCAACTAAAGAAAGTTCGTAAGAAGTACAAAAAAGAATTAGTAGAAAATCAAACAGAAGACCAAAACAATGAATGATGTAACCCTGATCTCTGTTACACCTGATGCAGAGAAGCACATGGCTTATTGTGCTCGTGTGAGTAATCCTAACAACCAGGAGAATGAAAAGTTCTCTGGGCTCCTCAAGTATTGTGTGAAGCATCAACACTGGAGTATTTTTGAGCAAGCATATATGACTCTGGAGTTGAACACTACCAGAGGAATTGCAGCTCAAGTGCTACGACATCGTTCGTTCACATATCAAGAATTTTCACAACGTTATGCTGATAGTTCCTTACTTGCGGAAGAGATTCCTCTACCTGAACTACGCAGACAAGACACCAAGAATCGTCAGAATTCTATCGATAATATTGATCCATTCGTTCGTCAAGAGTTTCAGATCAAAATGAAGAGACACTTTGAAGAAGGAATGAAATTATATCAAGAAATGCTTGATGCATCGATTGCAAAGGAATGTGCAAGGTTCGTGCTTCCCCTCGCTGTGCCCACTAAAATCTACATGACGGGTTCTGTGAGGTCATGGATCCATTATATCGATTTGCGCTCTGCAAACGGCACACAGAAGGAGCATATGGACATTGCACTAGACGCTAAGAGAATTTTCTGTGAACAGTTTCCTGCCGTTGCTGATGCAATGGAGTGGACTAAATAATAAAAAGTTTTAAACTTTGTGATGAAAACAATTAACAACGTAACAGTCGAAGAAATTTTTGGGTTACTATGTAATTATGCAGCAATAGCTTTATTTCAAGGGGAAGCAGAAGCAGGTCCCCGAGCATTGGGAAATAGATCTATTATTTTTGACCCAAGAGTTCCATCGGGTCAAACTTATATTAATAAATTGAAAAAGAGAGAATCTTGGAGACCTTTTGCGGGAACAATTCTTAAAGAACAAGCAAATCAATGGTTTGATATGCAAGGAATAGAAGATTCTCCTTGGATGAGTTACGCAGTACAACTTAGAGATGAATCTAATGCTGATCGTATACCTGCAATTATGCATCAAGATAATACTTGCAGAATTCAAACATTAGAAAGAGAACAAAATCCTGTATTTTATGACCTCATACATCATTACTGGAAAAATAGTGATGATCAAACTATTCCAATTCTAGGAAATACTTCCTTTAATCTTGCAGGAGAACCTCTTGTTCATACAATAGATGATGCAATACAAACTCTAGAAGACAGTGAACTAGAGTATCTTTGGCTTCCAGAAAAAGAAGAATTAATTATTATATCGAATAAGTAAATGAAAATATTAGGAATCAATATTTCTCACCATGGATCTTCTTGTTTACTAGAAGATAATGAGATCAAATTTTATTTGGAAGATGAAAGAACATCTAGAATAAAAGATTACAGCGTTAGTGTGAATTTCGTCGCATGGGGCAACAGTAACCTTCCGATTCATTTTCTCGCAGAAGTTTTAAAGTACACTAATTATGTCGATTATATTATTTTTTCTTCCTTTGGAAGAGAGGAAGAAGATTTTCTTTCATCTGATGATGTAATCATTGAACAATATTTGGAAAGATTGAAAGAAGGCGGAGTAACTTGGAATGAAGTAATATTTCAAAAAGAAAATCATCATGTATATCATGCAGCAAATGCATTCTATGCTTCAGGATTTGATAATGCAGTATCATTGATCATGGATGGTGGAGGTTCATTATACCAAAAAGAGGATGTTATTGAAGATGTAACAGGTGGGTATGAGTATTTTAGAGAACTTGAGAGTATCTATTATTGCAATTATAACCGTGGTATAGTAAAAGACTGGCAGCATTTTGGATTTGATCCTGGTTATCCTGAAAGCGTGTCGAATATGAATTCTGATGAAGACTTTATACATGAACACAACGATGATGATGAGACCGATGTTCTTTCAAGCACTTTTAGTTGTGGACCATTATTTAATATATTTTCACATAGACTTGGATTTAAAGATGGTGGAGATTCTGGAAAAGTAATGGGGATGGCTTCTTATTGTAAAAATGCTAAAGGTATTTCGGGATGGTGGGATGAAATTGATTGGTTCACTGATGATGATGAAGAAAGGAGAACCACTCCAGAACTAATACATAATATTATTCGGAAAAATCCATTTCCATTTGAAAGAACAAGTTTTACTACAGATGATTTCTTTCTAAAGTGTAGAGTTGCTAAGAAATTACAGGATGAAACTTTTAAACATACTCTTCACTTAATTGATAAAGCAGTTGAGGAATCAGGATGTAATAATATAATTCTTAGTGGTGGGTATGCTGCTAATTGTATGAATAACTATAGATATTTGGAACAATTACCAAAACATGTTAAACTATATGTAGATCCTATTCCGAATGATGGAGGGACTTGTTTGGGAGCAGCGAGATGGCTTCATTATAAATTAACTAATTCGCAAGTAAAAAATCCACTGACCACTTTATATTTGAGTTAAATTAAATGAAAATCATTGAAAATGTATCTACTACTGACGTTGTTAATAAATTATTAGAGCAAAAAATAGTTGCCTTATATCAAGGTAGATCTGAAGCTGGAGAGAGAGCTTTAGGTAATAGATCTCTTTTGTTTGATCCTAGGAATAAAGATGGAAAAGACATTGTAAATATCGTAAAGCGAAGAGAATCTTTCAGACCATTTGCAGCTACAATTCTATATGAATATGCGAATGATTATTTTCACATGGAACCTTTTGGTGGAGAATCTCCTTTTATGGGATATTCTATTAGGTGTAGAGAAGAAAAGATACAAGAAATGCCTGCAGTGGTCCATGTAGATAATACTTGTAGGGTGCAGACACTGCGCCGTTCTCAGAATCCAAACTATTATAATTTAATTTCCAAATTCTTTGTAATGACTGGGGTTCCTCTCCTATTGAATACATCATTTAATCTTGCTGGAGAACCAATAGTAGAAACTCCTGAAGATGCTATAGAGGCCATTAAGGAATCTACAATTCATTATCTTTATCTTCCAGAAATTAATATGTTAGTGGAGAATCAAAATGCAAAATGAAGATCATGAATGGGTGTTATCAGTGAGTTTTGCCGCTCATGATGGGTCAATTACACTCCTAAAGGATGGGAAGGTAGAACTTTTTATAAAAGAAGAAAAATCATCTAGAAGAAAGCATGATTCTAGATTTCCATTTCGGTGTCTGCAACTTATAAAAGAATATACCCAATCATTAGACCAACTTTTGGTATCAAACTGTTCACCATGGGTAAACGGTGATAATAAAGATTATCTGAAACTCACAAAGTTTCATGTTGATAAACTGCTTATGCAGGGATTCATTCTTGATGATAGTAAAACTGAATATTGCGAGCATCACCATCTACTTCATGCGGCATGTGGTTTTTATACTTCTGGATTTGATGAGGCTATATGTCTAGTATGTGATGGATGGGGAACTACTGCAGGATTAGTGTATGATCTTGATAATTGTGGAATAAATGCTCCTCCAATTCAGGCAACTGAGTCAATGTCTACCTATCACGCATCTTTTCCATCTAATTTTGTAGAACTTGATAAGACTGCAATTTATGATTCTCATCGATGTGATGGTCTTCATGAGTTACAAAAATTTCATGCTAGATCTGGTAACAACCAACTACCATCAGTAAAAGATTTTCTTTCTAGTATAAAAAATACAGAAACTACTAGTCATATGGGTATTGGAGTTATGTATGGTGTAGTTAGTGCTTCTCTTGGATTTGATAATATAGATTGTGGAAAAACGATGGGTCTTTCCGCGTATGGAGAGGAAGATGATTCTATCCCTCCGTTCTTCGTCGGGGACACTTTAAAATCAAATAAAAATTTCTTTACACAAAGTAGAACTCTTGATTTTGCAAATTATAATGCAGAAGATATTATCTCGTCTGAGGAAAAGAGAGCAAATTTAGCATATAAGATGCAAAAATCTCTTGAAAAAATATATGAACATAAGATAAAATTTATAGATGATAATTATGAATGTAAAAATATTGTTCTTAGTGGAGGTTGTGCTTTAAATGTCGTCAATAATGCGGCGTTAGTAGAAAAATTCCCTCATATAAATTTCTTTGTTGATCCTGTTCCGAATGATGCTGGGCAATCTCTTGGACATGCTCTATTATGGAATTATGAAAATGGCCCATGTGCAGTTGATAATGTGGAACAAGAATTTAAAATTGAATCTTATGATAATCTTTTCTTAGGTCCTATCTATAGTAAGGAAGAACTTAGAGATAGAATTAATTCTAAAATTTTGGAGGATGTATGAATAGGGGAAAAGCGGATTGGATTTTAGGTGTTAATGTAGCAGGTCATGGATCTAGTATTTGCTTATTGCATCATGGAAAGATTGTTTTCTTTATAAAAGAAGAGAGAATAACGGGAATAAAAAGAGATTTTGGTATGCCTATGGTTAGTGTTGATAGGGTTACTGAATATACGAAAAAGTTAGATTGGGTTATATTTGCAAATACCGATGGTGCGGATCAGCGATTAATTAAAACCAGCATAGAAAAGAACGGTGTTAAGGTAGATCACTTTTTTCAAGATGATCCACATTCAACTGATTATTTTGATGAGTATGCTTATGAGAGTGACCCCGAACTTCTTGTAAGAAATAAAATGTCAACTCATCATATCAATCATGCAGCATCTTCTTATTATTATTCTCCATTTGATGAAGCTACAGTTGTTGTTATGGATGGGTGGGGGCATGTCGGTAATTTAGTGTCTATGCTCGATGACGACATGTATGACGGGATGGATAATGTTGGTCATAGATTATTTGAACATGTTTCTATTTTTAGTAAAATCCTAGACAATACTAGTTGGGAAAATCAATGGGAACTTTTATATAAAGAAGTCTCTACTGATGGATATAGAGCAAGTGAATATGAAGATATTCTTTCTAGTTGGGGTGATATGGAAGATATACTTAAAGATCATTATGAAAATACTATAGGTTTTTCTAATCTTCGTTTAGCATCTACAATTAGTGCTGGTGTTATGTATGAATCAGTAACTGGTTATCTTGGCCATCGTGTTGAAAATGTTGGAAAAATTATGGGGATGGCTCCATACGGTAAAGAAGATAAAAATTTACCACCACTTCTTGTAGGTCCAAATCTTGATTCTAATGCTAATTTATTTAATCCAACTTTGTTGTTAAATGATGTAGTTTATCCTGAGTTAAAAGAATATAAAGATAATTTTGATAAATCAGTGAACCTAGCATATGCGGTACAGAAGGCTTTAGAAGAAAAAGTTATTTTTGTTATTGAAAAAGCAATGAAATTAAATGACTGTAAAAATATTGCTTTAGGTGGGGGAGTATTTCATAACATTATGGTTAACGGGATGCTCGTAGAAAAGTATCCTGATTATAACTTTTTTGCTGATCCTTTATGTGATGATTCTGGACATTCTTATGGAGGTGCAAAATTATTATACGATCAAATTACATTAAATCATGTAAAAGAACATAGGGATGATGTATACTTGGGACATAGTTATGATGTTAAAAAATTAGAGAGTAGAGTTCGTAAATATATAAAAAAATTTACCCAATAAATACAATTGTCCGGTGCTTCAAATTATGGCTACATACCCTGTTGTTAATACAAAAACTGGTGAACAAAAAGAAGTGAAAATGAGCATTCACGAATGGGACCAGTGGGGGATTGATAATCCCGATTGGCTTAGAGATTACTCTGATCCATCAACTATGCCTGGTGTGGGTGAGGTTGGTGAGTGGAAAGATAAACTCGTCAATAAAAATCCAGGATGGAACGAAGTGCTCAAACAAGCATCACGAGCTCCTGGATCTTATGTTAAACCTATCTAAAGCTTATGCCTAAAAAGAGAAAGAACAATGGAGATCAACCCATTGGAGTTGGAATGACTGCAAAGCAAAAGAAACGCAAGAAACCAATTAATACCGACTTGTTGATAGATATCGAACCATTAACAGATAATCAACAAAGGTTATTTGATTCATATGCAGATGATAAACAAATAGTTGCATATGGTGCTGCTGGTACGGGTAAAACATTTATCACTCTATACAATGCCATACGAGATGTACTAGATGAAAATTCTCCCTATCAAAAAATTTATATTGTTCGATCTTTAGTTGCTACTCGCGAAATTGGTTTCCTTCCTGGAGATCATGAAGATAAATCATCTCTTTATCAGATTCCATATAAGAATATGGTAAAGTATATGTTTGAGATGCCTACGGATGCTGATTTTGAAATGTTGTATGGTAATCTTAAAACCCAAGGAACTATTAGTTTCTGGTCTACTTCTTTTCTTAGAGGAACAACCTTAGATAATGCTATTGTTATAGTTGATGAATTCCAAAACTTGAATTTTCATGAACTAGATAGTATAATAACAAGAGTTGGTGAGAATACTCGTATTACATTTTGTGGTGATGCAACACAGACTGATTTAACAAAAACTAATGAAAAAAATGGAATCGTAGATTTCATGTCTATTCTTAGAGCAATGCCTTCATTCGATATTATTGAATTTGGTCTTGAAGATATTGTTAGATCTGGTCTTTGTAAAGAATACTTGGTAGCTAAAAACGAACTTAAACTTTGATAAAATTATGTTTAATCATGTAGAAATTGATCTCCCAAAACTCCAAAGAGAAAGTATTGATGGAGTTCGTTTTTATAAAGTCCCCGATGAGGGAGACCTTTTAAAGTTGGTCTCCATTACTTCAATTACCAGTCATTATAACCGTGAGATTTTTATTAAATGGAGAAAAAGAGTCGGTAATGAGGAAGCAGATCGTATTACAAGAAAGGCCACCAGTCGTGGTACGGACATGCATACTCTTGTAGAAAAATATCTCTACAATGAGGAACTCCCACAGGTTCAACCACTGTCGGATATCTTATTCAAACTTGCTAAACCAGAACTTGCAAAGATTAATAATATACATAGTCTTGAAGGATCAATGTATAGCAAGCAGTTAGGTATCGCTGGGACAGTAGATTGTATAGCAGAGTATAACGGCGAACTTGCAATCATTGATTTTAAAACTTCTAAAAAACCCAAACCAAGGGAATGGATCGACCATTACTTTGTTCAATGTTGCGCTTATGCGTGTATGTTGTATGAATTGACTGGTATCGTCGTTAAAAAATTTGTTATCTTAATGTCTTGTGAAAATGGAGAATGTGTCGTTTATGAAGAATATGATAAAGCAAAGTACATCAAACTACTCACAGAATATATTAGAGAGTTTGTTACTCATCGACTCGAAACATATGAAAAATGAAATTACAAATGAATTAGAAAAAGCGTTTGAAAAAAAGTTTTTCTGTCCTGCAAAGTTTGTTCAGGAGGTAGAATCTCTAGTTCAAAAAGAAAAAATGTCGTACATTGATGCGATCATTCATTTCTGTGAACAAAATTCTATTGAACTTGAATCCGTGCCGAAGTTAATCACTAAACCTCTCAAAGAGAAGTTAAAGTATGAAGCTATGGAGTTAAACTTTTTAAAGCGAACTTCTAGGGCAAAATTAGTTTTTTAATCCCTAAATTGGGCGTAAAAAATCCCGGTAAATTTTTCTCGCGTAAGTTTTTTATAATGAATCCATTTGAATGTTATACTCTTTATCTTTCGTTGAAAAATCACTTCACGAAAGATACATATGATTTTCACAAGTACTGTGGGAAGAGTAGAGTTTCTGTGCAATCGTTTTACAAAAGGAAGGATAGATATTTTTTTGAAAAATTATCTAGACAAAAAAATAAAAAAGAACTTATTGATTTTTTTGTCTCAAACTTTACGAGTGTAAGTGATCCTTCTACATTATGGATTGGACAGATAATTCGAGAGGGTGAGTGTAATTATATTGATTGGAAAAAGAGAAATCAATCATTATCTTATACTTTTAAAAATGAAATGGAAGATATTCTTTCTACTCAAGGATTGGATGTTGTATTTGGGCGTGTAAAAGGGCATCCTCCTATTTTAAAAAAATATCTTTCTGGAAAAATATCTATAGAAACAATGTCTATACTTGATAAAATATTTGGATTCGTAAAAGACTTTGATAAAGATATTAACGATCCCGTATGGGAAATCGTAAGTAAAAAAATTAAAAAATATTCTCCATTTCTAAATATAGACGTATTTGCTTACAAAAAATCTCTAAGGGAGATAGTTCTATGAGTTTTTTTAATTCTGAAATTGTTCAAGATGAACTAAAGGAAATTTCAAATCTGCAAGAAAGGTTATATGGTTCTATGTTTACATTCTCTGAAATGAGTGTAGAAGGTAAGATAGAACATATAGAATTTATGGAAAAACTTCTTGAAAAACAAACAGTAGTATATCAAAGATTATGTCTTTCTGATGATCCTGAAGCAAAAGAGATGAAACAGAGAATACTTGATTCTGCTGCTATGATGGGATTGGATCCGAGAGAAGATATGAACATATTATTTCGTAATATGGTAAAATTGTTAAAAACTATGAGAAAAAAAATTGAGGAAGATCAATGAATAGACTTTGTGATGTTTTTGATGATAAATTTGATCCATTGTATTTACATGAATTTTATGAAAACACTATATCAACTCTCCCATATAATTTTACTAACATTGCAAATAGAGAAACAAAACCATATGGACATACTGGATCGCACCGTCTAGTCGGGTGCAATATATTTCACAGAACTGGACTTAACGATATTAATGAAATTAAATGGGAGTACTTCCCATTTTTTCAACATATGTACGAAATGGTTGAGGAGATTGTTAACGAAAGGTTTTTCTGGAGTAGTTGTGCTGTAAATTTACAAGCCAAAGGTATGGATGGTACATGCCATGCTGATGCTGGTCCTGATGACGAGGATGAATTTACTATTTTAGTAATGACTAATCCCATATGGAAAAAAGAGTGGGGTCCAGCTTCTTTTCAATTATTAGAGAAATATGATAATAATGCTAGGGTTATAGAGGAGTATGAGTATGTTCCTGGTAGAATTCTTATTATCCCTTCACCTCATCCTCATCGAGGTCTTGCTCCTATTGAACCATATGTGTATAGGACTTCAGTTGTGTTCAGAGTCACATGTGACTTTGAAAAGCACGTTCCCCTTGACGATAAATAGGGAGTGCCCTACAATGTGTAGGTGCTCAACAGGCCAAATCCGAACAATCTAAAGAATCCTATGTCTTTCGCAAATCTTAAAAAGCAGTCTTCTCTGGGGTCTCTGACTCAAAAACTAGTCAAAGAAGTCGAGAAGTCTAACAAAACGGGCGGTTCCAATACTGACGAACGCCTCTGGAAACCTGAGATGGACAAAACTGGTAACGGTTATGCCGTCCTCCGTTTCCTTCCTGCCCCTGATGGTGAAGATCTCCCTTGGGCAAAGATGTACTCCCATGCCTTCCAAGGAAATGGTGGTTGGTACATCGAAAACTCCTTGACCACTATTGGTGGTAAGGATCCTGTCTCTGAGCACAATCGTGAGCTGTGGAACAGTGGTATCGATGCTGATAAAGATACTGTCCGCAAGCAGAAGCGTAAACTTTCATACTTTGCAAACATCTATGTTGTGAAGGATCCTGCTAATCCTCATAATGAAGGTAAAGTCTTTCTGTATAAGTTTGGAAAGAAAATCTTCGACAAAATCATGGAATCAATGCAACCTGAGTTTGAAGATGAAGAAGCAATCAATCCCTTTGATTTTTGGGGTGGTGCTAACTTCAAGTTGAAACTGAAAAAAGTTGCAGGTTATTGGAACTATGACTCTTCCGAGTTTGCTGCCTCTGGTCCTCTTCTTCAAGACGATGATGCAATGGAAGCAATCTGGAAAAAGCAGTACTCTCTTGCAGAATTAGTTGCTGCTGATAAGTTCAAATCCTATGAGGATCTTGAAAAGCGTTTAAATCTTGTTCTTGGCAAAAAGTCTCCTAAGGAAGAACTTCGTCGTCAGGAAGAGACTTATGAATCTTTTAGTGCTCCTACTCCTACAACTGAAGAATCAGTTATGGATGAACTTGAGCAATCTTATCGTAAGAGTAAAACTACTCCAGTGCCTCAGTCCATGAAGGATGAACTTAACTCTCTGAGTGAAGGTCGAGACTTTAATAGTTCCGATATTACTCCTGGATCTGAAGAAGAAGACGATACTCTATCCTACTTTCAGAAACTTGCTGAGGGATGAGATGGACGTATGAAAGAGCATGTCTAACTCTTTTAGTAATAGCAGCATATTATAATATTCTGAGGGGTCAATGACCCCTCTTTTTTTATAGAGTTATTCTAATATCATCAACCATTTTTAAGTATTTGCCTTGATATTGAGAAGATCCTTGTTTATATTTCATTAGTTCCTCTAGCTCATTTTCTACTACACCAACATATTGTGGTTTTAAAATTCGTATTGCTCTACGTTTATTCTGTAGTCTTTGCTCTATGATATTATTTGTTACTGCATAAGTCATCTGTATTACATTTTGATATTGAATAAAACCAACATCAAAATAAGTAAAAGTATAATTTTCAGGAACTATTATACCTTTTGGAAATATTACTTCTCCAGAACTATTTGCTACTTCAAAACTTTCATGGTGTACGATATCAAATAATGTATTTCCATATTTTTCTTCTAAGTGTTTTTCGAGTGATTTACTATCTAATGGCCATTCATTTTGCACATTAATAATATTATTTGCTAATAAAACAACCCAATCAAGGCTTGGATTATTATAAAACTTATTTGCTACAGTATCAGGTCTTTCTCCTTCTTTTATATTATAAAATTCAAAATTTGTTATTTGAGCATCATTTATCTCTCTTATTTTTATTCTTCTGAATAAATTTTTTGCGCGAGCATAATTTCGTAACTCTTTATTTTCTCTATCTAAGTAGAGAATATCTGATAGTTTGCTAAAATAGTTTGACATTAGAATCCCATTCCTTCGGTCTCGTCGTCTACACTCTCGTAATCGTTTGCAAGTACTGGATCAAGTTCGGCAAAGGTCATTGCTATTTCATATGCCGTCATACCACCATCTTTGTAAGTCATATACTGACCATCTGGACTATAGTTAACACTAAAATCTCTTAATGCACAACGTTTAAGTTTGTTCATATATGGATGAAGCCTTAGAGGCCCAGTAGCTCCGTCTTCTTGTGCAGTGGACATGTATTGAATATCAAATACTCTAGGGGCAAGTAAGAATAAATTAGACTCGGATGCTTCAGGAGCCATATTTATTTTAAAACTTTTAATGATCCGTCTAATTGTTTCCGTTTCTGTTTTAGATCTTGGTGTTAATCTGAATGAGAAACTGAAAGATCTTAATGTTGGTCCTTGAAATAATAACTCTAAGTTATTATTTATCGCAGCACCTGCGGTTCTTGATAAGAATCCTTGCATACCAACTGCTTGTGCTGCAAAATATGCGGCAGTCATTTGTTTTAATTCTTCATTTCCTTCACTTCCCATTAATGTATTAGCACGACTGTTCAATCCACTAAGAAAAGTCCCAGCAGCAGCTCCTAGATTACCCGTTTCTGCTGCTGTCATTATTGTTGAATAAGAAAGACTTGCAGCCATTGCTGTTAGAGGATTTATCTCACCTTCTCCCCAGTTACATGCTAAGGTATCACCATATCCTCTTTGAATAGGTAAGTAAATCGTAGAAAGTACATTTTTCGTTCTGTTTGATGCTTGTCCAATTCCAAATCCATTTTCGCCCCCAAGACCAGATTTTTGATAATCTACTATTTCAAATTTTATTCTATCTCCAGTCATTTTCTCTGGATACGCTAATAGTTTTGCTGACCCTCCCTTAGAACTCCTTGCAAGTGAAGCTTTTCTCTCGCTATCGGATGTTGGGGATGTATCACCATCATTATTACCGTCAGTACTTGATGATGACTCAGATGGCTTTACCGTCGAGACATCAGGAGGGTTATCACCTCCATCGGCATCATTATCGTTTTGGGTTGACTTTTCGATATTGTTACCTCTTGAAGTAATTTCATCAGGTAATGGACCAATAAGAGAAGATGATGATGTTAAATCTACAACTTCAAAAAAAGGACCTGCGTTTGGGGGTGGTTCTTCTAATTCTTCGGTGCTTAAACTTACTAATCCCGATTTAAATGGAGATGATGTTGTACGCGATAATATAACAGCAGTTTCTGGTTCTATTATATACGAAACATTTTTAGTAGTTTCTGCTTTTGCACTATCTAATAATAGTTTATGTGCTGCTTTATCGTTGTTATAAAATGTTCTAAAGTTTTCTTTATTTTCTGTTATTTTTCCTGTAGAGGCGTTAATGGATGCTAAAAGTTTTGTTTCAGAAGTTGCTAGTACAAATTTAAATACTTCTATATTTCCTGTGAGTTTATTTACTTTATATAAAACTTGCTCGGATAATTCGCTATTAAAAGGTTTTGGTCCAAGAGTATATGCACCATCCCCACTGTCTTTCCAACCAGCTTTTGCTAATTGTGTATTTGCTTTAGTTTGTTGAGTTTGATTTCTCGCCATTTATAAACAGTAAAAAAGCATTTAATATAAAGTTATTTAGAGTACTTTATTCCTAGTTCATGTTCTGTAACAACTTTGAATTCTAATAGTCTATCTTTACACCATTCTTCAGCAGCTTTCCATTTAGCTTGATTTACTGCATACGTTTTTGTTTCAGTTATTAAAGTTTTTTTTGATTTTTTTCCTTTCTGGGGTGGTTGTGTTTGTTTGAACGGTTTGACCTCTATCACGTATTTTTTAATGTTACCTGTTCTTTCTTTTACTTGTATGATAAAATCAGGAAAATATCTATGAATTCTCCTATCGACTGGGGACATGTATGGTATGCAAAATTCTTCAGAACCCCATTTTAAAATATTTTCATTTAAATCACACCATCTACAAAATTTTCTTTCCCAACTACTTCTACAGATTATATTTTTTGAGTCACCAACATACTTTTCTGGATATTGTGGATGATATTTACTTTTTATTGGTTGACCCATCTGTTATACATAATATATAAGGTTAAACATATTTATAAATGCCGTCGCCAACACCAGAACATTTTGATATTGCTTCTATAAAAGATGATTTTTTACATCTAGCACAAACTTCGGTTTATATGGTAGATTGCACTTCAGCTGTAAGTACTAAACCCTTTTATAGACCTTCTGGAATGGATTCTAATGAACAAAGAAAGTGTATCTTACTATGCTCGGAAGCCACTATACCAGGATCTGGGAGTGCTACGCATGAATCAACTGGTGATTTTGCTGGTGTTACTGAGAAAATGGTTTATAGAAGAATATTTGACGAAAGTCTTGACTTGACTTTTTATGTTGATGCAAAGTATGTGATACCAGAATTTTTGGAATCATGGCATTCATATTGCCTAGGAGAGGATCAATTTGGAGAATTTGATCGCAATTCAAGATTGACTGATGGTGCATATTATAGAATGAACTATCCTAGTGAGTATAAAGGTGATATATTTTTAACTAAATTTGAAAAAGATGATAAAACAAACCAACCAAAAATGTCCTATAGGTTTAAAGATGCCTTTCCCCAAAGCATTGCATCTATTCCTATTTCTTATAATGCTTCTGAAATTTTAAAGATTACTGCTTCTTTCAGTTACACGAGGTATATTAAAGAAGATTGAATATAGGGTATAAATATAATTATGAAATTGTTATAGGACATTATGCCTTTACCTAAGATTAGTACACCAATCTATGACTTGGTACTACCATCAACTGAACAAAAGATAAAATATAGACCTTTTCTTGTAAAAGAAGAAAAACTTTTGGTATTAGCTTTAGAGACTGAAAATACTAAAGAAATTAGCAATTCTGTACAGCAAGTTTTAAATAATTGTATTCAATCAAAAGGTGTTAAGGTAGATAAACTACCAACATTTGATATTGAATTTTTGTTCCTTAATATTAGGGCAAAATCTGTTGGAGAAGATATTGAGGTTAATTTAATTTGTCCTGATGATGGTGTAACTGAAGTAAAAACAACTATTAGTGTTGATGATATCAAAATTCAAAAAAATAAAAAACATACAAAAACTATTGACTTGGGCGACGGACTATTTTTAGACATGAAATATCCGTCACTTAATGAATTCATTAAGACTAACTTTGATCCTAATGAAACTGTTGATATGGATAAGTCTTTTGAACTTATTTCTGAATGTGTAGAAAAAATTTATAATGATGAAGAAGTTTGGGCTTCTACAGATGTTACTAATACAGAATTGAAAGATTTTCTTGAAGGTATGAATTCTGCTCAATTTAAACAGATTGAGAATTTCTTTAATACTATGCCTAAACTTTCTCATGTTGTTGAATTGAAGAATCCAAATACTAAAGCAAAATCTAAAGTGACGTTGGAAGGACTGGCGTCTTTTTTCGCTTAGGAATGGTTCATATGGATCTTATGAGTTATTTCAAACTAAATTTTGCGTTAATGCAGTATCATAAATACTCATTAACAGAGATTGAAAACATGATTCCGTGGGAGAGGGATGTTTACGTCACTCTATTGCAACAGCATCTTGAAGACGAAAAACTAAAGCAAACTACGGGATAGAATGAACTTAGACGAGTTACTAAAATCTATACGAGATGAAGGAAAGAAAGAATCTACTCTTTCTTCAAATTCTAGTACCGTCAATACTGAGGATGAAAAACTTGTAGAGGAAGTCATTGATCCTAAAGTTTTAGAAATTTTAGGAATAGATTTTACTGGTGACTTAACATATGGTGAATATAAAACCATCTTAAAGGAAAAGATGGCTGCTCAAAGAATGGGTGGTAAAGTTGATAGTAGTTCTGCTGAAGCAGTTACTGAAGAATTTAAAAGAGTAAAAAGAAAGGATAGCAAGCAAAGATTCAAGGTAAAGAATAAAAAAATAAAAGCAGAGGACATTAAAGGTAAAACATCTAAGACTGGTCCATCTGGTATAAAAGTAAGACCTACTAAAGGATTACTTCCTGGAACTGGACAAAAGGCTTTACCTGGGGGAGAAGATGATGAAGAAGGTGGTAAAAAGAATAAAAAATCTAGATCAAAGGGAGATCCTTTACTAAAAGAAGTCATTGTAATTAAAAAAACTACAAAACAGATTGCAGATATTCTTAAAAAACAGGGTGAGTTATTTGCGAAGCAGGGAGAGAAGAGTAGAATATCTGCAGAGAAGGGAAGAAAAAAATCTAGAGAAGGCGTATTGGAATCCTCTAGTGGAGGAGGAGGTAAGATTGTAGGTGCAATAACAAAACCATTTACTAGTATTTTTGACGCGATTAAAAAGTTTTTATTATTTACTTTACTGGGATCTCTCCTTGCTGGGTTATTGGAGATTTTTAGAAATCCAAAAAAACTCCTTCAACCAATTCAAGATGTTTTTGATGGTATTGTTGGATTTTTGAATAAGATTATTAATTTTATTGACGATAAATTGATAGAACCATTTAGATTTATTATTACTCAAATACAAAATGGATTGAATTTCTTTATTGATAGGATGAATGATATCCTAGGATTGATTCCTGGTGCTCCAAAGTTAGACAAGATAGAACTTCCTCAGATTCCTAATATACCAGAACTTGAATCTCCAGATATAGTTGGTGATAAAGAAAATAAAGAAGTTGAACAACCTAAAGAACCTAATATCCAAATAGAAACAAAAACTTCTGATGGAGCTGATAGTAAAGACGGATCTGATGGTAAAGACGGTGCTGATGCTCCACCTGCTCAAATACCTCCACAGACACAACAAAATCCAGCATCTGTTAATAATACTCCTTCTGGTCCAGAACCTCAGAAAGAAAGCCCACCAGACACTGGTTCAAATGTAGAAGTTGATGCAATGCGAGGTGGTGGAATCGTCAATGAATTAATGGCGATGCAAAGTGGCGGTAAAGTTGGGACATCTGCACAACGTCAAGAAGTTAAGAAAGATAAAAACTTACAAAGACAATTAATTGAAATTGAAGAAAAAGGTAGAGTTGTTGACGTAAGTTCTGATCTTGCAAATAAAGGTGGAAAAGTAAAGAAAGATACTGGTGTAAAAATAACAGGTCTTGGGCCCGATACCCAATTAACTGCTCTTCAACCTGGAGAAGTTGTTGTTACAGAAAAAGGGGCAAAAGCTATTGGTGTTGAAAATTTATTAAAAGTAAACGAATCTTTAGGTGGGTCTAATAAAGCGAAAAAAGCAAAACTTGGTGATGTGTCTCTCTCATCCATGAGTGATGGTGGTGTAGTTGATAAAAAGAAGCATCCACTCCTAGAAAAGATGAGTGATGGAAATATCAAAAAAGCATCTGCACCCTTAGGTCGTTGTGTTACAGGTTCTTTAGATACTATGCTGAGGAGTGGTGTTCCAGAACCTGCTGCTACTGGAAATGATGTGGGTAATAATCCAAGAGGTGCTATCTCTCAGTTGATGCAATCTCCATTTAACTGGAAGAGTATGGGTGGATCTCCAATCAATTTGAATAGTCCATATGGAAATGTTAGAGCAGGAGTTTATACAAAAGGTCAATATGGATCATTAGTTAAGGATGGTAAAATTCCTTCTGGTGCTTTAGTTTTTCAATCTAGATATAACGATTGGAATGGAACAGCACCTAATTCAAGTGGATATGATATGGCGATTGCTCAAAGAGGAGGTAAGGGGCATTGGAACGGTCAATTGATGCCTCAGTTTGTTTATGGAGGTAATACAAAAAAGATAATTGTTCTTACTCCCGATGGTAAAAAAGGTGATGGAACCGACTCTCAGATACAACCTGGTCCTGCTGGATCGGAACAACCATCACCTGCTGGATATACACCATCAACAGGATCGGATGCTAATAGTGGTTCTACTCAACCACAATCAACATCATCTAAACCAGCTAAACCATTTTCATATAAAGATGTGATTCATGAGGATTTAAGAGCAGGTGGTACTTTTGGTTCTGGTTTTAGTAAAAAACAGTCTGCTAAAATTGCTAAATCCCCGAATAAAAATATTCCCGAAGCTCCTGCTAAGAAAACTCCACAAGTTCTTCCTCTTCCAGGAATAGGTGGTGGGAAAAAACAAAATAAAATGAATGGTGGTACTCATACTGGCGGTGGAACTCCTCCAGTAACATTCTCATCAACAAATCCCGCAGAAATGGGACATAGGTCGGCAATCAAATCTCTTTTAGGAATTGTAGGATAGTATTATGCCAGCACCATTAGCACTAGGAGCATTAAAATTAGCAGGTGGAAGCATGATGAAAGGTGCTGCAAAGAATGTGATGAAAGATAAACTAAAAGATACATTAAAAAGTAAAGGACAGGAAAGACTTAAAAAGATAGGAAAAGATAAACTTCTTGGCGGTCAAAAACGTGGTGTCCTTGTAAAAAGAGTATCTATTGGTAGTGCTCTTGTGAAGACAGAGACTACTAGTACTGTAAAACAAGGAGCAAACAATGAAGCTTCTGGTGGTAGTTCATTATTAAATGAAGTAATTGAAATAAAAGTTACTACAATACAAATAAAAGATCTTCTTGCTTCTAATCTTGCAAAACAAAAAGCGGCAGATGACGCTGCTAGAAGACAAGCAGAGAAAGATAGAAAGGCAGCAAGAGAAGATGAATTAGAAACTAAAAAGGCAAGTGGTGGAAAATCCGGTGGAGGTATGAAGTTACCCAAGGCTGGTCCATTTGAAGCAATAAAAAGATTTTTATTAATGACTTTTCTTGGATCTTTACTTGCATTTGCTCTTAAACACCATAAAATAATTTTAAAGGCATTTAATGAAATTACTAAAAATCTTACCAATTTTTGGAAATTATTGAAGTATACAATTACATACTTTACTACTTTTGGTAAACAAGTATTAAAAAATCTTTTCAAAACTGTAAAGTTTTTCTTTAAAGTTGTAGCTGGTATTGGTAAATTTATATACAGAATTGGAAAAGGTATTTTCAACACTTTGAAAAGGGTTGCAAATTTTCTATATGATTTTCTTGCTCCTATTATTAAAGCCGCAATAACTGCTGTTAAAGAACTAACTGAAACTCTTGCTAAACGTGCTTTAGAACTTGGTGGACAAATGATTAAGCGGGTTAATCAAATCCGTAAATTCCTTCAGAGGGCAGCAAGAGCTGCAGCTGGTGCCCTTAAAGGTGGAAAGGGTGCTAAAGGTGCTATTGATGCAGTAAAAACTGCAGGAAAAAGATCTGCTAAACAAGCTGCTAAAACTGCTGCTAAAGAGGCAACAGAGAAAGTAGCAAAAGAAGCTGCTGAAAAAGTAGCAAAAGAAGCTGCTGAAAAAGTAGCAAAAGAGACAACCGCGCTAGCGACAAAAGAAGCAACCGAGCTAGCAATTAAAGAAGCAACCGAGATAGCAGTTAAAGAAGCAACAGAAAAAGTAGCAAAAGAAGCGGCAGAAAAAGCTGCTAAGGAAGCGGCAGAAGCAGCTGCTAAGGGTGGCGCAGCAGCAATATTAAAAAATGCAAAAAGATTTAGTGGAATTTTTAAAAGAATTCCTATTGTTGGTGCTCTCATTGGAATTGGTATTGATCTCGCTTTAGGTGAATCAATTGACAGGGCAATTGTTGGGCAAATTGGAGCTACTATTGGTGCTGGTATTGGCGGCGTTTTAGGTCAAATCGCTATTCCTATTCCATTTTTTGGTGCAGCTGCTGGTGGTATAGTTGGTGGTGCTATTGGCGAATATCTTGGAAAAGAATTATATGAGAATTTTAAAAATGTATTGGGAAAAGAACAAATTAAAGAAGAAGAACCAGAAGTAGAATCCAAGTTTCTTGGTGGTATTATTGGTGCGGCAAAAAATATTTTTTCTGATAAAAGTTCCCAAACAGCAGTGTCTTCTGGTGGAAATGTAAAAGAACCTGTAAAACTTCCTGGATTATCTGTTAGTAAAATCGCATTAAAAAATAATGAAACATATTATGGCGTAACAATGAATAATACGTTAGCATCCGCAGCTGGAGGTTTTGGAAATATCTTTGGTGGAATAAAAGATATGGTTACTGGTGGAGGAGGA